TTGAGCAAGTCATTAAAACATACGGCGGCCTAGCCAGTTATAAAATTCCGTTTTTCCCATCACGCGGCATTTTAGTAACAAGTTTCAAAAACCTAAGCCACTACGTGCAAGCAGGCTCAACCCGCACCCACATAGAAGACAACCCAAAAAAGAAACGCGTAGAAGACTACCTATCGCGTAACGACAGTTACTACATCGAAGACCTCGAAAAAGTAGCCTACTTCGAATCAGCCAACGTAAAACTGCCAAACAAAGCAGGCACCGGCTGGGAATAGTTTTTTAGCAGCAGCAAGCCGCCCTTTTATCCCAAGTTTCGGGGCGGCTTTTTTTAACAATTAGCGAGTATTTTTAAATGAGCCTTTTCAAAAAATCATTAGCCAAAGCTAAAGCAGTACCAACAAGCACTGAAAATAAAGCGCCAACGGCAGCGGCTAACGCCACTCAAGCCAACGCGCCAGCAACCGCAAACAAGCAAACCGAGTACCAGCTTTATGCAGCAGCTATAGAATCCGACTTGGCTCAATTAAAAACATTTGCCGACATTAGCGACAAAGCAACATACAAATCAGAAGCGCTAGAGCGCCAAGACTACCTAGCATACATAAACCAATACCGCCTAAGCGGCCAAAACCACCACAACAAAGTGTTGGCATGGGTGTTTATTTGGTTAGTTGATTTAAAGCGTTGGGATGCAGTAATGGACTTATTGCCATTAATGATCGAGCAAAAGCAACCACTGCCAACCGCGTTTAATACCAAGCATTGGGCGGCGTTCGTTATCGACCAGCTCTACGACGACGCAAATTACTACCTTGCCGAGTCGCAGCAGCAAGACCTGTACGACATTGGCTTTATCCTGCGCCGCTTAATTTTTGTGGTTAAAAACCAAGACTGGGCAGGGCTAGAAGTAGTGGGCGGCAAGCTTTACGCAATAGCTGCAAAAGTAAATAAAGCACAGCTCAACTTAGGTAGCGCACTTTACTTTGCAGAAATGGCCCAATCAATTAACGACAAAGCAGGCGTTAAAACCCTGCTAAAAGAATTGCAAAAAATGTTTAAACCAGCGGAGCCAGAACAGCCAGCCGCTAACTAGCTCCAACGCCAGCGGGCAACTTAGCACAACGTTAGCATTACTTGCTTAACGCGCGTGACTAAGTGGCGCCCGCACCCAATTTAATGTGTGTATTTTACAGGTGCAATATGAACTTAAGCGGCATGCCACAAGCAGATTTACAAAGCGTCAATGTAATCATTGAAGCCAGCGGCTATTACCCAGCGCTAAGCACTGCCCATTTTATTGAGCACTACGCAATAGCCCAAGAGTACGCCAGCAAAAGCGACGTACTGCTCGAAAAGCTACTTTACGCACAGGCCGAAATTAACCAAGAGCTAGCAAATACACAGCTTACCAATGGCCAAACGTTAAGCGCCGCACAAGCCCTGTTTTATAAGCGCGCAGTTTACAGCAAAGCAAAAGCCAGTTTGCTGGTATCAAAGCTAGGCAGCACGCACCGCGATAGCGCAACAGCACAAAGCCAAGCGGCAATAGACAACCACGAACATTGGTTAAGAGAAAGCATAAACGCCATGCGCCGCCTGCAAAGCTTAAGCGCGTACTTATCGGTAGAACTACTATGAGCCAAAGCAAAATAGCAAAGCTTAAGCAGCATTTAGCAACCGCAGAATACCAAGGCCGCAACCTAGCGCTAAGCACCCAGTTCGACAGCTGGATAGAAGGCGGCCGCATAGCGCCAAGCAGCAAAGCCATTAACGGCAACGGCATATTGGCAGCAAGGCTTTTTTACTCAGGAGCGATCAGCATAAACCCATGCGCAGCACCCGCAGCACTTATTTGTGCCTTTGCATCGTTTTGGCTGCAAAGCAACGGCGGGCGATACGACAGCACCGACATTGAATTTAGTGCCGACGTTAACGACGACAACAGCAACGAAGTAGAGCTAATAATAAAGCAGCTTTGCGAAGACATACAACTAATACAAGCGCCCAACGGCCCGTTTGAATTTAACGGCAACCGTTACGACTTTGGCGAGCAAAGCCTATGGATAGCCGAAGCGTTCACACTTGAAGGGCAAGTAAGCCGTGCTTAATCTCAAGTTTGATGAAGGCCGCAGCAAAGAGCAGCTAGCGTTTTTACAGCTCAAGCCACAAAAGCGCCGCAACATATTGCGCAGCGCAATACGTGCAGCAAACAAAAGCAGTAAAGAGCGGATCACCAGGCAAAGTGATTTAGCGGGTAAAAGGTGGCAAGGCCGCGCCAACGGCAAAAAAAAGAAAATGCTAACAAAGCTAAAGCGCAACATGAAAGTGCGCTACGGCGCAAATAGCGCAAGCGTATATTTTAAAGGTGGCAACAGCGGAAAAATAGCCCGCGCCCACCAAGAGGGCATAAGCCTAGATGCAGGTAAGCCCAAAAGCAGTGCCGCACAAAATAAAGAAGGCCCAGCCACGCGCAACTTAGCCAGAGCATTAATAAGCGAGGGTTACAAAATACCGCGCGGCAAAGGCAAGGGCAGCAAGCGACCAAGTATTAAATGGATAACAAACAATTTAAGTATTAACCAAGCAGGGTTTTTACTGCGCGAATTAAAGGGCAGCTCAGGCAAGAGCGCATGGAAAATTGATTTACCGGCCCGCTCCTTTTTGGGGCAAACAATGGCCGAACAAAAAGAGCAAATGAATTTTATTTTAAACAAAGCTATGCAAGTGGCGTAGCGCAAGCAAAAAAGGAACGACCATGGCACAAGGTAAAGTATCCGTTGCCGCCATTCAAACAGGCAGTGGCGCTACAAAACAGGTAGAACGCACCGTATTGTTCATAGGCATAGCGCCAGAAAACAACGGCAAAATTCTACCCATTAATGCACAAAGCGACTTTGATGCTGAGTTTGGCGTAGCCGACTCACCGTTAAAAACCCAAGTTAAAGCATGGCAGCGCAACGGCGACGACCTAGTAAGTGGTTATGCAATAGCGCACGCAATCGACGCCGACGTAATGGCACTTATTGACGAAGCAATGGATCAAGACGTAAGTCCCGAAATCATTGTTATTTGTACGCCCGTAACAGGCAAAGCAGAAGTAGAAAGCTATCAAGCTAAAGCGCTTGAAATACTAGCAAGTCTTGCTCGCCGCGTGCGCTTTTTAGTTGCAGCGCCTGGGCTAACCGAGCTACAAAACTGGTCAGACTTAGTAACCGCATTGCAGCCAATAACCGAAGGCGTAGTAGCACCGCAAACAGCTGTTATTCCTTTGTTATTTGGCGACGAGCTAGGCGCAGTAACTGGGCGTTTATGCAAAAGCGCAGTCACTATTGCCGATAGCCCAATGCGAGTTCTTACGGGTGCAATGTCACTAATGCCGCATCCGGTAGATGCCGCAGGCAAACCGTTAACCAACTCAACCACAGCCGCACTAGACGCGCTGCGCTTTAGTTGTACACAGTTTTACCCAGATTTCGACGGCACATATTTTGGCGACGTAAACATGTTAGATGCCGAAGGCGGCGACTTTCAGCAAATCGAAACAGGCCGCATTGTCGACAAGGCCGCACGCGACGTGCGCATTATTGCCATTCAAAACATTAAAAACCGCCGCCTAAACAACAGTGCCAGCGGCATTGAATTTGGTAAGCGCATCATGGGCAAACCGCTACGCGAAATGGCGCGCTCAATTAACATTGGTGCCGACAAGTTCCCGGGCTTAATCGACACGCCAAAAGACGACAGCATCAGCCTAACGTTTATGAACGCAACTACATTGCAAGTCGTTCTCAAAGTTAAGCCAATCGATTCACCCAACACCATCATAGTTGGCATCATGTTAGATAACGCAGAGTAGGAGCGAACATGCAAAAAGTACTAGGCGGTAAAGACTTCGATATTTTCATTGGTAACTCAATGGTGCACGTAATCGAAGCAACCGTAAAAATCACCGACGGCCGCACAGTTAAAAAAGTGCGTGGCGTACCAAAAGGCTTTATCGACGGCGACGTGGAGGGCGAAGTAACCCTAAAGCTCGACCACGAAAACTGGCTAATTGTGCAGGCGCAAGCGGCAAAGGCAGGTAGCTGGAAAGGAATTGAGCCGTTCGACGTAGCATTTAACGCCGAAGTAGCAGCAGGCAAAAAGAACATTGAAGCGTTTGGCTGTCTACCGCAACTAGACGAGATTTTAAACATCAAAGCCGACGGCGGCGAAGAAGACACAACATCAATTAAGTGTCCGATCACCAGTCCCGACTTTGTAAAAATCAACGGCGTGCCGTACCTAACATCAGATGAAGTGAGAGACTTGTAATGACCAAAGCCATTCGCAAACTAACTGCCGCAACATTGCTTAGCACTTTAAAGGCCTGCGGCTACCGCGTGTTCGAGGGAGAATTAAACCTAAACATTATAGGTATTCGCCACAACAACACGCGCGCCAATACCTTTAACGATGCTATTTGCGTGCTGTATCAGCAAGGCGGCGAGTGGCAATTAAAGCAGTACAAAGCAACCACCGACGCCGGTATTTACTGGCGTCAAAATCCAATGAGCGTAAGCGGCACCGCGGTCCTAATTGCAGGGCAGCATAAAAGCTTATGGAAGTTGGGTTATCACCAGGGCAAATACCGCGCCCTAGTGCAGCACAAACCTGTTGTTGTCCTGCGCGACAACGACAAAAACACCGAGTTAGACACGGAAGTCACACCACAAGCCGAGCTACAGCAGGGTTACTTTGGTATTAACTGTCACCGAGCAAACAGCAAAACCACATCAACCCAAGTTGATAAATGGTCTGCAGGTTGCCAAGTGCTAGCTAACCCAAATGACTTTGACGAGTTCATTAATTTGTGTGACCAATCAGCAGCCAAGTACGGCCCGTATTTTACATACACATTACTAAATCAATCCGACATTAAAGCGAGTAAATAATCATGGCGTTCGAGAAAAAAATCACATTAGAAACACCGGTAGGCGAAATTACATTTAACGTAAACGCAGCTGACTACAACAAATACATTAACTCTACGCAGCCAAACAACAAAGTGCAGCCAGCCACTAACTTTGTATTAAACACAGTAGTGCAAGAAGACGCTAAAAAATTAAAAGAGCTAGTGCAGCAGCCAGGCGCCGCATTATTTTTAGTGGGTGCAATTGTTGAAGAATACCAACCGGAGTTTAATTTCACCGTAAAAAAATCGAAGACCGAGCCAAGCAAATAGGCAAGTCTCGGTTAGATCAGCTACAGGCATACCACGCCAAGTATTTTGGCGCGGTTACCGCAACCCAAGAGAGCCTAGCGCAAGCGCTATACCTCGAAACGCAGCAGCAAGAAAACTTTGTAGTTGCTGTAAATAACGGCATATGCCAAGCACTAAGCGAGTAATGTAATGGCCACGCTCAGCAAGTTAGACAAGCTTAATTATTCAATCGGCATCATCGACAAGGTGACGGGTCCGGTTAATAAAGTCATGGCTAAAATTAATCAGCTGAGCCAGCAAACAGCCGCCGCGCAAGATCAAATGATGCGCGGCGCAGCCACGGCCGTTGGTGGTGGTTACGCACTGGCTAAGTCACTAGCTCCCGCAATTGATCACGTTGCAGCTTTGGGCGAAGTGCAATCATTGGGCGTTGCCGACGACGCATTACAAAAACTAACTAAAACATCATACGAATTTGGCTTTCAATTTGGTGGCAACTCTGCCGAGTTTGTGCGCAGTGCATACGATATTCAATCAGCCATTGCAGGGCTAACGGGCGATGAGCTATCAGAATTTACTAAAACATCAAACATACTAGCGGTAGCAACCAAAGCCGACGCAGCCACCATTACCAGCTACATGGGCACCATGTATGGCATATTTGAAAAAACAGCCAACAAAATGGGCAAGTCTAATTGGGTAAACCAAATAGCAGGCCAAACCGCCACCGCAGTACAGCTTTACAAAACCACCGGTGCAGAAATGCAAGCGGCGTTTTCAAACCTTGGCGCAACTGCAACAAATATTGGCCTAAGCTCAGCCCAGCAATTTGCCCTAGTGGGCGAGTTACAGCTAGTTGCTAAGTCGGGTTCGGTTGCGGGCACGCAAGCCGCATCGTTATTGCAGGGCATTGGCAAGGCGCAGCAGTCGCTAGGCATTCAATTAACCGACGACAACGGCGACATGCTTGCAATAGACGTAGTGCTGGGGCGCATTAATAACCGACTTTCATCGCTGGGTTCTGTAGCGCGTGGCGATGTTGCGTCAATGTTTGCGGGCATCGTTTCGCTAACCGAAGAGTTCCCATTTTTATCAAGCGTGATCGCAACCGCAGTAGTGGGCGTAGTTGCGCTAATGACCGCATTCGGCATAGCCACCTTTGCCATGGGACTATATAACTTTGCAACAGGCATTGGCATAACGCTAACCAATGCACAGCTAATAGTAACTAAGCTATGGCAGGGCGCATTAATCGCACTGCGTGTTGCAGGGTTCTTATCGCTTATAGCTACCATGGGTGCGGCCGCTATTGCCATGGGTACATTTAAAGCGGTTATGCTTGCAGGCCAAGCGGCCACCTGGCTATTTAACGCAGCACTTTGGGCAAACCCATTAACGTGGATTGTTATAGCAGCTGTTGCATTAATCGCCGCTGTTGCCGCACTTATCTATTATTTTGACGACATAACCGCCGCATTTAATGAGTGGGCGGAAAGTTCAACCGTGTTTAAATACCTTAAAGTTGCGTTCGATCTGCTAACGCTGCCACTGCAATTGGTGTGGCGGCTAATAAAAACAATAGCCGTAGGAGTGTACGATTTTTTTGCACCCGCATTTTCAGCAATCAGCAGCGTGGTTATGGGCATGGTTAACGCCATAGGCTCAGCGTTTTCGTATGTGGGTAATTTACTGTCCAGCTTTGGCGGCGCCATCACCGGGTTTTTCTCAGGCATGGGGAGTTCTGTATCAGGGTTTTTCACCGGAATTTGGCAAAGCGCAGTCGACATAATTGAATCGCTAATAAATTATTTAACCGAAACGTTCGGCTTTTTGGGCGACTTTTTCGGCGGCATAGCCAGCGGCATCAGTGGAATATTTGACGGCGTAAGTAGCTTTATTTCAGCCATCGCCGACAACGGCGTATTAAACTCGGTTATCTCGTTTTTCTCAGACGACGAGCCAGCAAAAGTATCAAACAAAGTTGAGCAGGTAACCCAAGCAGTTCAGCCGCAAACAATGGTTATGCAAAGCGCCGACCAAGCTTACAGCCGCGACTACGGGCAAAGCGTTATCAGTAAAGCAAGCGCGCCAGCTCAGCAAGCAAGCTCGCAATACATAGCGCCAAACAGCCCTATAAATTATGCAGCGCCTAAAGTAACAGCAATTGTTGAAACCGAAGAAGCGCGCACGCAGGCATTAGCAGGCCAAGCAGCAGCAAACGATCCTGTTTATTCAGCGCAACCAAAAGCAATGACCGAGCGTGAAGCCGCAAACGATGCATTTAAATTTACTAGCCAGCGCTTACCTGCAGTGCCAACCGACAACACCGCACCGTTAAATTTACAGGCGCAAGCCCGCAGCCAGGCATTAATAAATAATGCATTCCCAAGCGAGCAAAACAACGCAGTAAATAACGGCGCAGTAACTAGCAGCGCAGTGAGCGCCACGCAAAACAATGCGGCAACGGCAGTCAACAGCGCAACTAATGCCACGCAAAACAATGCGGCAACGGCAATCAACAGCGCAACTAATACCACGCAAAGCAATGCGGCAACGGCAACGGCAATCGACAACGCAACTAACGCCACGCAAAACAATGCGGCAACGGTAACTAACAGCGCAACTAGCACGAAGGCATTAGCAGCGGTAAATAGCAGTGTAAATAACGCTACGCAAAACAGCTTAGCGCCAGCGGCCATAGCTGCCCAGCCAAAAGTAATGACCGAGCGTGAAGCCGCAAACGATGCATTTAAATTTACTAGCCAGCGCTTACCTGCAGTGCCAACCGACAGCACCGCACCGTTAAATTTACAGGCGCAAGCCCGCAGCCAGGCATTAATAAACAATGCATTCCCAAGCGAGCAAAACAAAGCAGTTACGGTTGCAAATAACAATATTACTAACTCGGCAAATTCGCCTGTTTATAATACCAAGCAAGCGCAGCTG